AGAAATTGGTATAAGTGATGAAACTTTATACAAAAAAGCAAGAGAATTAAGTATTGATACTCAAAAAATTACAAAAACTAAAAAAAATAAGTTGATTAAGGCTTGCAGTGAAACAATTAAACGAAAAGAGAGTGCAAAGTTGATGGAACAAACTCTTAAGAATGTAAAAGTTGTGAAAACTGATGAATTAATTAATGAAAGTGAGTCAACACTTGAAAAAAGATTGATAATTGCAAAAAGAGAGTATGATGATGTAAATAAAAGACTTTTGGAGTGCCAAATCGCATTAGACACATATGGAACTATAATTCAAAATGGAAAAAATGGAACTATAAGCAAAAATCCAGCAATTACTACAAAAACTGATTTAGTAAGGTCATTAAACTCACTTTGTGAAACTATACAGAAGTTAGAAGATATATTAAAACTATCAGCAACACAATCTATAAAGGATTCACCTATTGGCGAAGAATAATCCGTTTTTTCTATATATTGAAGATGTAGAAAAACATCCAAACGAATATTCAGAGGAAATATGCCAACAAGTCAAACTTCAAAGACAAATGCTTAAGAAGTATGACTTTATTGAAGAAAAAGGTAAAAAGATTGTTGATTGGATAGAAAGGTATTGTATTCTTACCGAAGGCGAAAATGCTGGTCAAGAGGTAAGACTGATGTTATGGCAAAAATGGATTATCTATTCCATATTTTGCTTTTATGGAAATCTAGAAGTAGAAGATTTCGATGAAAATGGTAAATCCATTGGTATGACTAAAAAATATGTAAGAATAGTCAACGATGTGTTTATATTAATTGCAAGTGGCAATTCAAAGACAACATTCGTAGCATTTATCATATTGTACGTAATGTTCCATTCAAAAGTATTGCCATCGCCAAAAGTCTATATTGGCTCTAATGCTTATAGACAATCAAGAGTGTGTTTCGATGTGTGTAAGAAAATTATCCAAAGAAACCCAGAATTATCTAAATTCGCAAATATTAGAGCTTCTATCGGCGAAATAGAGATAGAGGACACAAATGCAAAATTAAATGCAATGTCATCACAAGGTGATAACTATGAAGGTATCATACCAGCATTACTTATCATTGATGAGATTCACGCAATGCAAACAAGTCAATACGCAGATAATTTGAGGAAGTCAACGAAACGTAGCGACAAGTTAATTTTTGAGATTACTACTGATGGAACATGTAGAGGTGGTTATCTCGACCAAAGAAAAGAACTTGCTCATAACTTATTGAGTGAGAATTCAGAAGAAAAGGATTACCGTAAGTTTTTTGCAATATATAAGCAAAATAACGAAGATGAGGTAATCAAAGCATACAAGACTAACAACATTGGGATATTGAGAAAGTCAAATCCAAGTCTTGCTATTGCTGTATCTGTTGAAGAATTAAAAGACAAGATTAAAGGAATGATTAATGATCCAAAGCAAAAGGTCATCACCTTAACAAAGAACTTTAACATTCCAATGAATCCTATTACTTCTTACTTTAGTGAGGCAGAATGTAGAACAAAGCCATTCAATGAAGATATCTTCTATAATGCACCAGTCTTTTTAGGATTGGATATGGCATATACAAGAAATCCATCAAACGACTTGACTTGTCTAACTATGCTTATGGTTAATCCATTCACTAATGAAGAATATTACAAGGATATTTACTTCTTGCCAGAGATTTGGGAAGAAGAAAGAAAAGAAGATGGACAAATTATCATAGATGAAAAATCAATGGTAATTGAGAAATCTAAATGTGATACTAATATCTTGTACAACAAGAAACAAAACAAGTACGGATATCAGTTATATGCTAATCGTGGTGATGTAGTAATAGTCAATAAACAACTAATTGAAGAAATGGTTGAGGAGTTTGGGGAACAAGCACGATGTGAGAATACTGGTATCACACAAGAATTTATTATCTTTTACATTGCACATCTTGAAAGAAAATACAATTGGATTATTTGCAAGTTTGGTTTAGATCCTAACAAGGCAACAAGAATTAAGTCATTTAGTGAGAACAACATCAATTCCACTGATGGCAAGAATCCAGTTATTCAATTCCGTATGGAAGATAAGAAGAACAGTAATCCAATGATATTAGCAATTAAAGATATCAGGAAACAAGGAAAGGTATATTGTAACAATAAACTAACTGAACTACATTTTGCTTCTGCACAAGCTAAAGAAGATGCTTACGGAAATATAATGTTCGTAAATCCTACGTACCTTCGCAAAGATGGAGTGATTAGCGAGTTGGCTGCTAAATCAGCCTACAATGTCTATACTACCAACAAGGATACTGGGATGGATAATCTCGATAACATTAAACTCTGGTGGAAGGAAAACGAGGAACGATTAAATGGAATACTATCAAAAGGCAGTCTATGAAACTCCAACATGGAAAAGAATTAGACAAGCAGTAATACAAAGAGATAGAGGAATATGTTACTTTTGTGGAAAGTTAGTTACAAAACGTATGACAATACACCATATGCAAGAAATTGATGAAAAGAACTTTAGCGATGAGAACATCGCTTTTAATTTGGACAATTTAGTCTTATGCCATTCAGAGTGCCATAACATATACCACGATAGATTTGGCTATAAGAAATCAATTGTCAATGATGATTTAAGTATTGATTATTCGAAGAGGTAAAAAATGAAAATAAAAATACCATTTATAAAATACGATGTCAATATAACTAAACGTGGACTATCTTATGTTGATTCTGGTGGTCAAATGGTTGGTTTTACTAGGTGGATGGGTGATGGAATATTTACACCAACTACACCAATAATGGAAGAAATCTATTCAACTATTGCCAATGAATTCGCAAAGATAGACTTGTTACATACTATCTCAAAAGATAACAAGTTTAAGATTGTTGATGATAATTTAGGTTACTTACTTAAAGAAAGACCAAATAAGTATCAATCAGCATTTGATTTTAAATTTACATTAATGTATCAACTTTTGAAGTATGGAAATGCTTTAGCATTTATACAAAGAGATTCAAAAGGATATGCAACATCAATTGATGCCTTAAACGTATTAGACTACCAATTTGGTGGTGGATACGAAATTGATGATGATTTGATTTTATATAAACTTAAAAACACTAAAACACAAAACATTGAGTTAGTTGACTATCGTAATTTAATCCATTTGAGATTAAATCCTAATAACATTTTCTATGGCGATGTATTCGGTGGAATTACTTATAACAAAGTAATTACAGAAGTAATCGATGCCTCTCTAGGTAGTGCTATAAGGCAATTAAAGGACAATGGTGAGATAAGAGGAGTTATAACGATTGGTAAGTCATCGCAAGGATTTGCGAATGCTACAATGGCTAATAACGACTCTAAAGTACAAAAACAACAAGAGATTATTAATCGTATCAAAGCAACAAAAGGTGGAGTGCTTGTATTGGATGCTGGTGAGGAGTGGCAATCTCTTTCATCACCATTTAGCACAGCATCATCTACTGATTTAGATAAATATATCGACATATTACTTCAATTCAATGGAATCAATAAAAAAGTAGTAAATGGAACTGCTACTGATGAAGAAATGGAAGTATTCTATAACAAATCTATAATGCCAAGAATTGAGCAATTCATTAGTGAAATGAATTATAAGATTTTTAACAAAACATCTATTACTCAAGGACACAAGATTGAATATTATAGAAATCCATTTGAATATGTTTCGGTAATTAAAGCAATAGATATCGCATACAAGGGTGCTAATGATACTACTACTAATGAACGTAGAAGAATGATATACAAATTACCACCAGTTGAAAATGGCGATATGTTAATGATTAATAAGAACTTTGAGCCAGCAGATTTGGCTAAAGATGGAACAGTTGTAACTGTAAAGAAAGAAGAGGACATAAAAGATGAGTAAAATAACTCGTTATTTTGATGTTGAGTTACGTGCTACTGATGAAAACGATAAGCAACAATGTGGAGGTCATGCAGTAGTATTTAACTCAAAAACTGATTTAGGTTGGTTTACGGAGGAAATAGATCCACACGCTTTTGACAATGCTGACATGTCTAACGTGTATATGCTATTTAACCACGACCAAAATAAAGTATTAGCTGGAACTCAAAACAATAGTTTGAGATTAAAAATAGATTCACGAGGATTATTCCAAGAATCCGACATCGTTGACACAACAGAAGGCAAAGACATTTTCAAATTGGTGAAACAAAACCTAATAACTAAAATGTCATTTGGTTTCACGATTGACAGAGATGGTGGCGAAGAATGGATATCTGGTGAAGATAAAGACCATCGTATCATCAAGAAAGTTAAAAAACTATTTGATGTTAGTTTGGTTACTTATCCAGCTTATGAATCAACAAATGCTTTCGCACGTTCTGATAGTGATGAACTAGCACAAGAACACAAGGCATTAGTTGAAAGAAGAAATGCACAAACGAAAAAAATGGAGGAGTTAATTAATGGAAATTCTAAATAGTGCAATGGCAACAGAAGAATTAGAAAAATTAGTTGCTAGAAAAAATGAAATCGTAGATTTAGTAGCAGAAAAAAGAAATGCTTTTGAATCAAGCGATGTAGAAACAAGAGATGGACTACTTAAAGAAGTAGAAGATCTAACAAAAGAATCAGAAGATTTAGATTCACAAATCAAAGAATTAGAAGAAAAAAGAGATGCTTTCGAAGAACAAGAAAAGAGGATGTCAATGACTAAACAATTATCAAAAGTTGCTATCGAAGATAGAAACGCACAAATCAATGAAGATGCTTTCAACACAGAAGAGTACAACACTCTTTATGCTGATTACATC